TTGAGGAGTCTCCTGTGATAGCATACAAGCGACCTAGTAAGAACTTAACTTGCAAAGGCTCTGTGAATGGCAAACTAGATGTAATATCCTCTACAACATCCGTGAAGATGTCTACAGTGTACATTGATTGACCTGTGGCCACAACAACACTAAACCCATTGTCAGCAATTGACACACGCTTAGTATCTAGTCCAATATCGTAAAGAGATACATTAACTAAATCCCCTGTTAATTCATCCTTGTAGGTGTAGCCAAGTTTTGAGCCGTAAACCCAGTAAAGATTACCGCCTGCATAAGGGCTAGACCCTGTGAGATGCAAACCACGACAAGAAGCCTCGGAAGTCTCAACTATTGTTTCAAGGTCAGAGAGTAAGGCCGTGCCAGGTGTTCCGATTAATAACTCACCATACTTAGCCTTACCCTCTCCACTTTGTAGAAAGCAGTTTATAGCCTCTCTTGAGGCCATTGAGTTACCTTGTAGTTTATAATTGGGGCCAATCCAAGGAGCCATTTGGGGCTGTTGCATTAAATCCCCCCATTTGAAGATACTACCGCGTCAGAAGTAACGTCATACCTATTACGGCCAGTGTTCACCTTGAGTTTAGGAACAGGCGCACCTGTAACATCTTTAATACGCATTAAAGCACTTGAGAACTTAGCGTTTAAACTCATAGACTTCTCAGCAAGGCCGTAAGAGTCTGCTATTAACTCAGCAAGGCCATAGAGCAATGCCACATACATACCACTTGGTAAATCAACCGTGTCGTCTAGTGCGTAAGTCTTAACCTCTCCATTGACCGCTAATCGTACCTCATACCCTGCTAGAGTTGGGTTAGCAAATACAAGCTCATCAAATGGGTCACGTGTTCGGTTGTACATGAATTGTGAAGGTATATTTGTTATTGAATCGTTTCGAGTCATACGGTAATAATCTTCGGGTGATATTTGTCTAAGGGGAACCCACACGCTACTAACGTTCACTTGACCTTGTAAAATTTGTATAATCTCTTGGTTAACAATAATGTCGGGCTGTGGATTAGTTGGTATAGGGTCAGCAAACCCAACGCTGTAACGCTCTTTACTGTTTATACTTGTGAATGTGTACTCAGTAACACAAGGAGACCAGAGGCGTTGTAGTCTAAGTTGTGGGATTAGGTGAAGGTTTAGGTATCTAAGACCCACAGCAGTATCTTCATTTGTAACCGCTTGGCCTAGCCCCCTAATACCGCTTGTCTGAAAGGCATCTGTTATCAAAGCCCTTGCTGTAGGATTAGCCATTATTTACCCTTCTTAACTTTCCAACCGTGGGATAGTAGATTCTCTATTTCCCTAGAACCTTCCATTAATTTCATACTGTGCTTTTTACATCTTGATACAATTGTCACAAGTCCAAGCTCCCGAGCTTTTGGTTTAGCTTTTGGCTTTGGTGTTTCTAAGTCTAATTCTGTCATAAATACCCCTTGATATTGAAAAAGGGTAGAGCCTAAACCCTACCCTCTTAAATGTAACCCTAAAACCTATGCTTTAGGTACGAAAATAACTACTGAATACTCAGGACGTTGAGAAATTGCTTTACCCCAAACATCAAAACGGGTAGTTTGGTTATCGTCTCCAATTGCGTATTGAGTCGCAACACGGATAGACATACCCTCGTAGTCAGCACGTTGAGCGTTTGCACCCTCTAGGTCTGTTCTAAGTGGTAAGCATACCGCAGTAAATGCCATTTCGTTATACATAAGTACACGATCAAACACTGTTGCGTTATTGTCTGTTGTGCTTGCACCAAGGATAGTCACTACATCACCCGCTTGAGGTAGTGTAACAATGTTTTGGCGCGCTCCATTGTCATCTTCACCATAAATCTTAGCTGAATCGTCAATAGTGATAGCAACATTACCACCCGCTGCAAGAACAGTGAATGACTCTTTAGCTGTGAATGTGTAGTCTGTTCCGATACTCTCACGAGTTTCAGGGTTTACACGTGCATTGTTAACAAATGTTAAAATAGTTCCCGCAGGAAAGATTTTGTTACCCGCTTGAGCACCAAATGTAACGGTTACAGTATTCGCACCATCAGTAACATTTGAAGTAACAGAAGCAGAGCCCGCAATAGCAGGGATAGAGATTGCAGGAAGCATGTTGTACGAGTGCATAGATGCGCCCGCATACTCATTGATATAACCTTTTTTAACGATAGCTTCGTTAGTTGTTGGTGTAAACAATGTCGCGTTTTGACCAGACAATTGAGCTCTTGCAAAAGGTGGGATTAACATTGTTCTGTTAGCCATTGGACAAGTCAATGAGTCAAGTGTAGCCTGAGCATTAAGAACATCGTCTACGCTGATTGTAGCTGTAGGAGTACCAACAGCAATAAACCCATTCTGAACACCTACAAGAGACTCACGAACCATCTTACGCTCTAAGTCATTGGATAGTTGCATACCTTGAGGATCACCATAGCGTGACTTCTCATTAGTAAGCTCTAATTGTAGTTGCATTGTGTCAAACTCATGAGCCACTTTTAAACGGCTGTATGTGTTGTCCATTGGGAACGTAATTGGGTCTTCCACAAAGTCGTTGATAGTAATTGGATTACCATCAGCATCAACCGTAAGGTCTGCACCATTCGTAGACTTAACACGAGCAGGACGATTGATTGCAATTGCTGTGCCTGTCTTGTAACCGTTTGAAGCTTCTGAGCCGAATTGGTCTTTAAGTTGGTTGTCAATTGTACGCGGGAATACTGATTCGTTGTGCATGACTGCTAGAGCGTTCTTAGCAAGCATGGAGTTAATTGCGATAAAATCTGCCATATTTTCCTTTTGGCTTGGGCTACCTTCTTAGAGTGCCTACTTCAAGCCTATGTTTTATGAAGTCATTCATACCTAATTGAGAGGGGTGTTTGACTCGGGGTTTATTTTGTTGTTGCGGTGTCAAGCTAGTGCTTGGCGTTGCTTGTACAGGAGCCTTTACGGGCTCTTGCGGTGTCTCTACGCTAGGTTGCACCACGGGGCTACCTTGCTGTTGTAAGCCGAAAAGAATCATTGCCGAGTTCATCGGTGAAGCGGTTGAAAGTTGTCTGATTGCATCTTCATCTTTTGAAAGATTATAAGCAACCTCAACCCCCTTGCGCCCCATGCCTCTAATTGATTCAGCAATTTCTCTAGGTATCTTGTTCTCTAGTCCATTTACTGATTTATCATAGTCAGGATGCGATTCTTGAAAGGCTTGAACATCAGCTTTCCAATTGTCATCATGAACTTTTCCGATTTCAGCTTGAAGCTCTTTGGCTTCTCGCTTCATTGCGGACTCTTCATAGCGTTGTTCTGCTACCTTGGCAACTCTATCGTCAAAACTCATAGAATCTAAATCTTGTTCACCCTTTGCTTTTTCAAAATCAGCATAACGCTTTTTAAGTTCATTTAACTCAGCTTCTGCTTTGTCTGCTCTGCGAGCTTCCTTAGCTTTTTCCTTGTTAAGCTTACCTATCTTGCGTCCAACCTTTGATCCATCTTCTCGTCTTTCTTCCTTGCTTTTTATTTCGGGAGTCTCAGGAGCTACCTCTTCTTCCGTACTTTTTGCTTCATCTTCTTTAATGATGGGGTCAGGAGTACCCACAGCCAGCCCTTCTGTATTTCCCACATCTTCGGCAGTTAAAGACGTTTCGGTTTTAACCTCAGCAACTGGAGCTTCGGGAGCTACCTCGTTACTACCTGTTACTGTAATTAAATCTTTAATATCAGACATTTAAGCCCCTATCCCACGAGTAAAAAATAAATACACGGCACTCTCGTGTTAGCACCGTGTATCTTAAATATATATTAATTAATCTTGTAAATACTGCGGAATCCTTGCAGTTTGTTCAATTCCCTCTGTAATTACATCACTTTTAACGCTTTGAATAGCCTCTTGCTTCTGCTTGATAAGGTCAGCCGTGAAGTCATCAACTTGTCTCTGCTCGTCTGCTGTGAGCTTTGCCGATAGCCTTTGGTTTTCAGAACCTTGCTTAATAAGCTCCACTTCTTTCTTATTAGAGTTCTGCATTTGCCTATCAACAATTTTAGTTTGAGCTGAGATGTTAGCTTTTTCAAGTTCAACTTTTGCTATCACCTCTTGACTCTCAACCTTAGCTTGTAGTTGGGTAATCATACCTTTAAGAGCCTCAATATTTTGTGTCTTCTGTGCTAGTGCTTGCTCTGCTTCTTGCATCATTGCCATAGCCTCAGGAGGTAAATCACCTTCTTCCTCTTCTTGTAGCTCAGGCGGTAGAAGTTTCTCCATGCGTTTCTTAATGCGTTGCTTATCACTAAGCGGTTGAGCATCTGCCCAAATGTCCATAAGTCCAATTCCACGCTCTGGCCCTAGTGCTGTAACCATTGTTTCAAGTGCTTGGCTTGAAGCTTTGCGTTTCATTTCCATGTGTGGCCCTGCTCCGATTTCCACATCAAGCATCTGCACAATCTCAGGTGTCATTATCATGCCGAGATCAACATTTACCCTAGAGCTTTGTCCGTATTCATCAATTATAACTAGATTACGCATATCATTATAAACGATAGGCATCATTTGTAGGCCAACTCTAGCAAGCTGTGTGATTGAGCTCATTAGGTTATCAACATACATGGCTGTGGCTGTTTCTGCTTGCTCCATACGTGCAATGATTGACTTACCGCTTTCCATAGCAGTTTCAAGCCCACCTAGAGAGGCATCACTTATGCCATTAGTGCGACCTAGTAAGCTTTGTAACCAATCGGCTACACTTTGAAGACCCTGTGTTTGTGCTGTATTATCTAGGCGGTAAGGTGCGTTAATAGGTTGTTGAGTCGTAGGGTCAATTGTTCTACTTCTAAGGTAAGCGTGATTCTCTGAGTTTGCAGTCGCCCACTCTGAATACCCTTCAATCCCTTTTTCATCTACAACAAAAGGAGTTTTAGGAGCGTAAGCCACAAGCATCATAATATTAGAAGCTGTTAGGTTAAGGCTCTCATTTATCTCTCTACCACGAGCAATAAGCCCCGAGTATCTTCTATCTACATCACCTAACAACTCTTCACCAATAACGGGAGCAATTGGAAGCCCTTCCACCCCTTCAAAGAATTGGTCGTACGCTTTGTGATTACCTACCATGCGTGTAATTCTAACCCCACCCTCTTCTTTTATGTACCATATACAATCAAGAACAGCAGAGCTAGGGATGTTGAATGTCATTTTAGAGCTGAAAGGCATGTCAGAGCCTTGCCCTGCTTCCTCTCCATGCGTTGCAATGGCTTGGTCTTTATCCATGTGACCACAATTAACAGCGTATTGAGCATCCCTACCATCTAGGTACGTACTCAATGGGTCTATCATTATTGCGGTTGGGTCAGTCGTAGTCTTGAGCCTTAGAACAGGAAGGCCATTCTCCTCTTCTACAGCCCAAAATATCCAACCGAGCCCCGCAGTAACTGCACACTTCATAGCGCCAACATAAGCACTTGAGGCGGTGGATGCTTTTTCGATACCACGAATCACACCATTAACAAGCTCTTGCAGTTCTTGGTTCTCAGTCTTAACAGCCATTGAAGGAGGCGACATTCTCACACCGCTCACGACCTTGTCAATGTAAGGCGGTATCATTGGTAATGAAATGTTGGTCATGTCTTGGCCTACCCTACTAGCATGCAAGGTTGGTTCCCACATTCCCTCACCACCACTTGCAAAGGTGAAATCGTTAGCCATTAATGAGTATGTACTACTCCAAGCAGACTCTAAAACTCTCAGTTTGTCATCATGTAAATTCTTCATAGTTTCTCCATTATAACCCTAATATAACATTTTAACCAATAAAACCGCCACCTCTTCTTATAGGCTTTGCTATTGTGACTACTTTAGCCTCATCAGGAACCCAAAGGCTCATTGCTAGAGCGTCTGGTTCATCAGGACTCTTAGCTAGTTTTTTCTTACTCTCTAATGCTACTTGTTCCCTATCCTTGTACACAAATGTGATGTTACTTAATTCATCCCAACACTTATCATTGTCAAGGCTTCCACCTGTCTTAAGCCAATCCCTCATTATACACCAAGATTCAGTACGAGCGTTAGCATACCTATTTGGGTCTCTACTCTTCCAACTTGCCATCCATGCAATGGTTTGAAATGTTCTGTTAGCATTACCCCACATGTGGAGGTTGTCAGCGACTCCGCTTGATCCCGTAGCATCTACAACAACAATATCCCAACCATGAGAGACGTATATTTGTTTCGCCCAGTCGGTCATCTCTTGAGTGTTACCCTTGGCTTTCTTGTGTACACTTAGAATCTCTTTACCTCGGCGCCTAACAATGACGCTTACATCTTTCCCCATTCCCGACACGTCAAAGCCTGCAGTGATTTTAAGGCTATCATTACGAACAGGGTTGCACTTACGAGCTTCATCTATAACAACAGGTTTGATTAATACATTGTCCTCTGCTCCCATGTATTCGCCCTCGTACACGTTCCTAAAAGCTATTGGGTCTGCAAGCTCTAAAGCGTCTTTATCTGCTATTGCCCTCTCACTTAAGAACTTATTATCTCTCCAATTGGTTTCAATAATTAGGGTTTTCGGGTAGGGTGTCTCACACTCAACAAACTTCTGAGCGACTGCATCATTCCTATTCATTGGGTTGTACAGCCACATGATGACAGAAAAATTCTTTCTTATCGTAGGTACTAGGGTTTCAATACTCTCACTTGTAACATAAGCAGCTTCTTCCACAACAACCAAGTCAACTTGTGCAAGACCTTTAATGTTACCTTTGTTTCTCTCAAGGCCAATACTTGTTATCGTTGATCCCGTTGGCTTGTGGGTAATAACCTTATTACCCCACGTGAACTCATGCCAAACACCCATAAGAGTTGCAGCGTTTTCAAGCTCACTCCAAAAAGACTCATCAATTGAGGAGCCAAATTGTCTAGCCACTACCACCCTAAGCCCACGCTTTAACTTGTAAAGCCTCTTATTCCTCATGTGATAGATGACAGCAAGTGAAGCTGAAACGGTCTTTGCCGAGGCTCTACCACCT